TCAAGATCATTACCTTGGATAGTGGACTGCAACCCTTCAAACCATATCCTTATCAAAGGGAGATGTTTGAACAGTTCAACGAGAATCGATTCAATCTTGTTCTGGCGTGTCGTCAATCGGGTAAGTCGATCTCTTGTGTGGTTTACATTCTTTGGTACGCAATCTTTAACTCCGAAAAGACTGTTGCGATTTTGGCAAATAAAGGATCCACTGCTCGTGAAATGTTATCGCGTGTTACTCTGGCACTGGAGAATCTTCCCTTCTTTCTTCAGCCAGGATGTAAAGAATTGAACAAAGGATCCTTGCAGTTCTCGAATAACTCTCGTATCATCGCCTCAGCGACATCTGGTAGTTCGATTCGTGGTCTCTCGGTCAATCTTCTTTTTCTTGACGAGTTCGCGTTCGTTGAAAATGCAAATACTTTTTACACTTCGACCTATCCAGTTATCTCTTCTGGTAAGGAAAGTAAAGTCATTATCACCTCAACGCAGAACGGAACAGGTACACTCTTCTATCGATTACTTGAAGGTGCGATGCAAGGAACAAACGAATTTAAAGCCTTTCGAGTAGACTGGTGGGATGTGCCGGGGCGTGACGAGGAATGGAAAAGACAAACCATCGCCAATACGAGCGAAGAACAGTTTAGACAGGAGTATGGTAACGAAGCGATTGGATCGTCTAACACTTTGATCTCTGCAAATGCTCTTCTTGGTTTAAAGAATGAACGACCCAAACAGGTCTATCAGGGTGCAAAGATCTATCGTAAGGTGAAAGAAGGTCATCACTATCTGATGATGGTGGATGTCTCAAAGGGAAGAGGACAGGACTATTCGACTTTCAATGTGATTGATATCACCAACGGAGAGTTCGAACAGGTTGCGACTTATCGAGATAATATGATCTCTCCTTTGATCTTTCCGGACATTATCATAAAGATCGCAAAGATGTACAATCAGGCTATGGTTCTGATTGAGAACAATGATGCGGGGCAGGTTGTATGTAATACAGTCTACTACGAATATGAGTATGAAAACACCTTTTTAGAATCATCGGTCAAACGAGGAGGTATCGGAGTGACTATGACAAAAAGGGTCAAGAGGATTGGATGTTCCAATCTCAAAGATCTTATCGAAATGAGCAAACTGAAGATACACGACTCCGAGACTATTCGAGAACTCGCGTCGTTTGAAGTCAGAGGATCAAGTTTTCAGGCAGCTCAGGGAAATCACGACGATCTCGTAATGAATCTCGTTCTCTTTGCGTGGTTTGTTTCTTCGGATGCGTTCGGTAATATCAGCGATATCAATTTAAAAGAGGTTTTGTTCAACCAAAAAATGCAGGAGATCGAAGATGACATCGCCCCGTTTGGTGTGATTGATGACGGAACCTCTTATGGAAACTCTGCACATGATCGAATGGTCGAAGCACAGAAAGCGTGGAAGTCTCTGTAAATTTCATTATCTATAAATAGTATCATTGAAAAACACCTTATCATGATCAATACTTATCATTCAACTCAAATAACTGAAAGGAAAAACGCATGGGATTTTTAGTATCACCTGGCGTCGATGTCAACGAAGTTGACTTGACAAATGTTATTCCAGCAGTATCAACTTCTATAGGCGGTATAGTAGGTCATTTTCAATGGGGCCCCGTTGAAGAAGTTGTTAGTGTCGGATCCGAAGTCGAGTTGGTTTCTAATTTTCAGAAACCGAACAACGACAACTATAAACAGTGGTTTCAGGCCGCTGCATTTCTACAATACGCAAACGCATTAAATGTTTATCGTTTCAATGCAACTAGCCTGAATAATGCTAGTACAGATGGCGGAACTTACTTAGTAAAGAACTCCGATAATTGGGAAAGTCAAACCCTTACTTCAAGTCCACAGAATTTCTTCATTGCCAAATATCCAGGCGCTCTAGGTAATTCTTTGGAAGTATCTGTTCTCACGAGCGGAAACTTCTCTGGTAATTCAAACACAGTTGCAACTGCCGCTGTCAATGGAGCTCCATCAGCTGGTGAAATCCACATAGTCGTTATTGACGAAGATGGTACAATAACCGGAACAGCAAATACTGTCCTTGAAGTTTTTGAAAATCTTACGGCAACAGCCGGAGATAAGAGAGACGATGGAACATCAAAATATTACGTTGATGTCCTTGAAACTCAATCTGCTTGGATTTGGCCTACAGCCGATATTTCCAGCACAACTGACTCAAGTTCAGATGGTTTCAACTATAGTTTGACTGGTGGTTCCGATGGAACAGAACCAACTACTGCTCAACTTCAAGCTGTATACACAACTGCTTTCGGTGATGCCGAAACTTTGGATGTTAATATCTTGATTGGGCCTATCGGTGCAGATACTTCAGAAGTAGGATTCGCGGCTGCAAATGCAGTGATCGCGGTTGCGGCTGCTCGTAAGGATTGTGTTGCGGTTGTTTCACCTCCGACCACTGGTACGGATGGAACTGCTCTCCAATCAACTGTTGCGACAGCTGTTACAAAGGCAACCGATTGGTCTGCTGGTGTTACCTCTAGTTCTTACGGAGTCATTACATCCTTATGTGTCTATGTATACGACAAGTACAACGATCTTTATCGTTGGGTTGGTTCGGCTGGTCACGTTGCAGGTCTTCTTGCTAACGTCGATAATGTCGCGGAAACATGGTTCTCGCCTGCTGGATTTAATCGTGGTCAACTTCGTGGAGTTGTAAAACTCGGTTATAACCCAACCTCATCTCAGCGTGATACACTTTACAAGGGTCGTGTTAATCCTCTCGTATCTTTCCCCGGCCAAGGAATACTCCTTTTCGGTGATAAGACTGCACAGAGTAAACCAAGTGCCTTTGATCGTATTAACGTTCGCCGTTTGTTTATTGCATTAGAAAAAGCAATCTCTACTGCTTCTAAGTTTCAGTTATTCGAATTGAATGACGAGTTTACACGAGCAATGTTCCGAAACATGACAGAACCTTTCCTACGGGATGTAAAGGGTCGTCGTGGTGTTACGGACTTCCTCGTTGTTTGTGACGAAACAAATAATACCGGAGAAGTGATTGACACAAACCGTTTCGTGGCTGATATTTTTATCAAGCCCGCACGTTCAATCAACTTCATCACACTTAATTTCATCGCTACTCGTACTGGTGTTGAGTTTTCTGAAGTTTCTGGACAACAGTAATATAAATAGTTAAAGAAAGGAAACTATCATGGCACTAGGAGTAGACGATTTTAAATCAAAACTTATTGGAGGAGGCGCTAGGCCCAATCTGTTTAAGGCAACTGTAAACTTTCCGGCATATGCTGGAGGAGACAGTGAATTGACACAGTTCTTGGTCAAGGGTGCTCAGTTACCTGCAAGCGTTATCGCACAAATTGACGTACCTTTTAGAGGTCGTCAGTTGAAGATAGCCGGAGATCGCACGTTCGAAAACTATACAATTACGGTTCTTAATGATTCCGGAATGAGTATTAGAAATTCATTTGAACGTTGGATGAACGGAATCAACGAACATAACGCTAATCTTGGACTAGTAAACCCAACAGACTATCAAGCAGATATGCTTATCGAACAACTTGATAAGTCTGAAAACGTAACAAAAAGATATGATATTCGCGGAGCATTTCCTGTAAATGTTTCTGCAATTGACTTGAGTTACGATACGAATGATGCAATTGAAGAGTTCACAGTTGAACTTGCATTCCAGTATTGGGAATCCTTGGGTGGCACTTGGTCTTCAACCACTTAATTAAAAATTAATTCAAACATATTCACCCCGTGAGTCTATCCTTGCGGGGTGAATAAATACATTTATGGACATATTTGGCTACGAGATAAGTAAGAAAGTTACCCCAAAAGTAAAGAAAGAAATCATTTCACCGATTCCAAAACCGAGTGAAGATGGTTCTTCTACGACAACAGTATTTTCGGGAGGTCTTTACGGTCAGTATATTGATCTAGGAGATTCAGCAACGATCTCTGATCACGATCTTATTTTAAAGTATCGTGAAGTTGCAACACAACCCGAGGCGGATACCGCAATCACAGACATTGTGGATGGTGCAATTGCATCAAGAGATAAATCAGCTCCGGTCAATATCGCACTTGATGATCTGGAACAACCAGACAATATCAAGAAGCAGATCATTGAAGAATTTAACAAGATATTAACGCTTTATCGGTTCAATCATAACGGTCACGATCTCTTTCGTAACTGGTATATCGACGGCCGAGTCTATTTTCAGATCATCGTTGATAAAGAGAATCCAAAACGAGGAATCGTAGAACTTCGTTACATCGATCCAACAAAGATCAGTAAGGTAAAAGAAGTTAAAAAAGTAAAAGACGCCAGGACTGAAGTCGAGTATGAGAAGATAGTTGCGGAGTATTACTTGTACTCTGAAGGTATGTTATCAAGTAGCGACATAGAGACTGGAGGAGGAGTTAAGTTGGAGAAAGACTCAATTATTGCAGTCAACTCCGGCCTTTTCGATCCTTCTCGTACTAAGTCAATTGGTTATCTTCACAAAGCAATCAAACTGATCAATCAGTTGCGATTCATGGAAGATTCTTTGGTTGTCTATCGTGTTTCGCGAGCTCCTGAAAGACGTATCTTCTACATTGACGTAGGTAACTTACCAAAGGGTAAGGCAGAAGAATACGTTCAGAGTGTTGTGTCTCGATATCGCAATAAGTTAGTTTACGATGCAAGTACAGGTGAAATCACCGATGATCGTAAACACATGTCGATGCTCGAAGACTTCTATCTACCTCGAAGAGAAGGTGGAAGAGGAACAGAAATCACTACCTTGGGTGGTGGAGAGAATCTTGGTCAGATTGACGATGTTGTCTTCTTTCAAAGAAAACTTTACAGATCTCTGAATGTTCCGATCTCTCGTCTTGAACAGGATACTGGTTTTGCTCTTGGTAGGGCAACCGAAGTATCTCGGGATGAAGTTAAGTTTCAGAAGTTTGTCGATAAGATTCGCAAGAGATTCTCACAGATTTTTATTGAAGCTCTGAAGGTTCAGTTGATTCTGAAAGGTGTTATCGAACCAAAGGATTGGCCGAACATCGAAGAGTCGATTAATGTTGACTTTATTGAAGACAACTACTTTGCAGAACTCAAAGAGTTTGAAATTCTTCGAGAAAGACTTGAGATGCTTCAACTAGTTGAAGAACAGATCGGTCAATATTACTCTCGGGAATGGGTTCGTCGTAACATTCTACATCAATCTGATGAAGACATTCACTCAATAGATGATCAGATAAAGAAAGAAAAAGAATCTGGTGATATAGATGACGACGAAGGCGAAGAAGATTTGGAAAACTAAAAAACTATAAATAGTAATAATCATGTCAGAAAAAATATTTAACGCACTTGTACAGAATGATAAAGATGAAGCGTTGAATGCGTTTAAAGATGCAATTCAACAAAAGATCGAAACCGCGATGGATGTTCGTCGTGTTGGATTGACTTCTCAGATTTTCAATGATGGTGATCCCGCCCCGGTCGTAGAAGAAGAAGTTCAGATCGATGAAGCGGTATCCGCAGACAAGTTTGTGAAAGGTGGAAGTGATAAGATCAAGCAATCCGAAGTAGAAATGTTACTCGGAAAGATCTATGACAACACCAAACTCACAAAGTCTTTGATCGCAAATAAGGCGTACAAAGATGGAGAATCAAATTCAAAGAAAAAGAATCCACATAAAAAAGACACAGTAGATTTCCATCTCTTTCAACTAGGACAGCAAGTCGAGTTATCAAGAAGTTAATGAACCATTACTGGAAAAAACTTATAAATGAATCGCAAAAAGTTCTCCAAAAAGAGAACGGACACACCGACGTTGCGTCAGCTCTTGGGGGTATTCGTGTTGCTCGTGAAGCACTCAACAATATGGAAGAAATTTTATCGGGAATGAATCCCGAGGGCAGTCTACCTTCTTGGTGGACAAACAAAGTAGCCATCTCAGTATCTCAACTGGATGACATGGCAGATTATCTCAAACAGAAGGTACAAAAATGACAGTTATTCCCTTAGCGGCAAAAGAAACGCCGAACTCCGCAGATTCCAATATATCCGAAGCGTCACTTATTTACATATGTAACACAACGACTTCGGCCGGCACAGTCACTCTTAAAACGAGTGGTGGTGTGGCAATCGCAACAATCGATGTTCCGGCATCTGGTTCACTTACTATCAAGAAAAAGAACGCAGAAAAAATTCGCACATCTGCCGCGACTCTTACTGTCACAGCAATAGGTTACGCAAACTAAGATGAAATTAATAACCGAAACACAGGATGTACAATTAGAGTACATCACCGAGGCCAACGGAAAAGGTGGCAAGGATGTCTTCATCGAAGGCGTCTTTATGCAAGCGGAAAAAGAAAACCGCAATAAAAGAATTTATCCTAAGCCGGTTCTGGAATCAGCAACCGGAAAATATATAAAGGAACAAGTTAAGACTGGTCGTGCGGTCGGTGAGTTAAATCACCCCGAAGGGCCCGCAATTAACTTGGATAAAGTTTCACATCGTATTACCGAACTACATTGGGATGGTAATAACGTTGTAGGAAAGGCACTTATCTTGGATACACCAATGGGTAAGATCGTGAAGGGCCTCGTAGAAGGAGGTTGCAAGCTAGGTGTCTCAAGTCGTGGTATGGGAACTGTTGAATCAAGAGAAAACAAAACTTTCGTAAAGGATGATTACATTCTTGCGACGGTTGACATTGTTCAAGACCCCTCCGCCCCAGAAGCCTTTGTAAATGGCATCATGGAAGGAGTTGATTGGATCTTGGAGAATGGTATTCTGAAACCTCAACAAATTGAAGAATATGAGACTGAAATGAAGAAGGTAGATTCTGAGCAGATATCTGAAGCTCAGGAACGAATCTTCAGAGATTTCCTCTCCAAACTCTAAATTCAAAATAAGGTAATAAACCAAAATGTCTGAAGAAATACAGAACGAAGAAGAAATCGTTGTTGAAGACGTACAGGAAGAGGATCTTGTAGAGAATCAGGAGCTTGTGCAGGATACACCTGAAGAAGTTGCTGAGGAATCTCAGGAATCTCTTTCTGATTCGGTACTCGATGTTCTTCTCGGCGAGGCTAAGAAGAAAAACGAAGCCGAAGACGGAGAAGACGAAGAAGAATCTGATGACGAAGAGTCTGACGATGACGAAGATGAAGAAATGGAAGAAGCCGTCGAAGTAGACGAAGAAACCATTGAAGAGTCTTCTGAAGAAACAGAAGAGGAATCTATTGAAGAATCCTCCGAAGAAGTAGAAGAAGAAACACTTGAAGAAGGTGTTCAAACAAAAGCAGGTATTCTTGCTGACGCTTTCTCTACTATCAAATCCTATAAGAAACATGATCTAGTCAAAGCATACGAAGCAATGATGCAAGGTGACGATGATGAAGAGGAAGAGATGGAAGAAGAAGATGTAGATGGTGAAAAAGATGCGGCAGCTAATGCGGCATCAATTAAAAAGTCAGCTCCGCCAAAAACAAAGGCAGAGATGATCAACGCCATGTACCATGAAATGAAGAAGATGAAGAAAGATGACTTGATGGCTGCCTATGGTGCAATCAAGTCTGCGATGGACGACGAAGAAGAAGAAGAGATGGAAGAAGCATTTGCAACGGATCTTAAGGTTCTTGCTGACGCAGACTCCAATCTTACCGAAGACTTCAAGACCAAAGCATCTACTCTCTTCGAAGCTGCTGTTGCAAACAAAGTCGCTACGATCAAGGAAAATCTTGAGAATACATACGAAGACTCTTTGCAAGAAGAAGTCGTATACATTCGCGAGACTTTGATCGAAAAGATCGACAACTACCTCACATATGTAGTTGAAGATTGGATGAGCGAAAACCAAGAGTACGTTGACAACAAGTTGCGTACAGACATTGCCGAAGACTTCATGAAGAACCTCAAGGAACTATTCGTTGAGAGTTACATCGAAGTACCAGAAAGCAAGGTTGATTTGGTTGATAGTCTCAGTGAAGATGTTGAAGCAACTAAGAGTGAACTCCTCACAGTATCTGAAGAACGCGATTCTCTCGCTTCTCAGATTGAAGAACTTCAACGTGAAAAGATCATTTCTGAAGCAACTTCGGAATTGACTTCTACACAATCTTCAAAGTTTGTCAAACTACTAGAAGGTATCGAATTCGTCGATGCGTCTAGCTTCGAAACTAAGGTTTCAGTAATCAAAGAATCTTTCTTTAATGAGGAAGAGCCAAAACAAGAGTTGGAAGAAGAGGTTTCTTCTGACGAAACAGAAATTATCGTCGAAGGAGAAGGTGATCCTAATGCAGAATTGTCTCCGACAATGCAGAAGTATTTGTCTTCCCTAAGCCGAATTCAACACAGCATCCACAACAAGTAAATAATTTACTTACAAAAATAAAGGAAACATAAAAATGTTTAACGCAGAAAACGACATAAAAAAATGGGCTCCTGTACTCGATCACGCTGACGCGCCTGAGTTCAAGGACAACTACCGCAAAGCCGTAACCGCAAAACTTCTTGAGAACACAGAGAAAGCTCTTAAGGAAGAACGCGGAGTGAACGGAATGCTCAACGAAAACGACACAACTACAGGTTCGATTGTAAACTAC